ATTCACCGCGTTCAAGGCGGCGCCGATCAAGGACGAGTTCGACGAATGGCTGGCGCGGATCGTCGCCTTCGCCTTCTCGCTGCCCCCTACCCCGTTCGTGCGCCAGATGAACCGGTCGACGGCGATGGAGGATCAGGAGCGGTCGCTCGAGGAAGGCCTCGAGCCGCTGCAGTTATGGATGAAGCGCTGGATCGACGACGTTATCCAGATCGAGTTCGGCTATCCCGACCTGGAATTCGCCTTCGTCAAGGCGACCAGCATCGACCCGCAGGTGCAGTCGGAGATCGATGATCGCGATCTGCGCAATGGTTCGAAGGTGATCGACGAGGTGCGGCATGCGCGCGGGGATGATCCGTTGCCCGATGGGCTCGGCGCGCGGCCGATATTGTATACCGGCGCAGGGGCGGTGTTGCTGGCGGATGCGATCGCGGGGGCGATGGCCGAACCAACGGAAGGCTGAACGGCGCTCGAATCACCAGTCGCGGTGACGCGGACTTCGTCAGCCGCGCCTGCCACGGAAAATGGTCCAGCCGGCGAAGACGAACGACGCTAGCGCACCGAGCATCAGGACAAGCGCGGCGATATGATATTTCGCACGCTCGGATGAGACGCCGTTCGCCCCGAACGGCGCGGCATCGCCCTGCGTCTCCAGCGAACGACCGACGAAGTAGAGACCCGCGGCAACCGCGAGGAAGATGAGCGGTTTGAGTTTCATATCTTGCCCCCTGCCGATGTTCCAACCGCCCCCGCGATCCGGCCGAAGGGAGACTAACGCGACCGTGCGCGGAAGCCAAACAAGAGCCGCATCGAGACCCCCACACATCCCGAAAGGACAGCCATCGCATGACGCGGTTTCGCCAGTTCGGCGCGATTACCAAGGTCGAGGATCAGGAAGACGGCACGATCAAGGTCTGGGGCGTCGCCTCGTCCGAGACGCGCGACCAGCAGGGCGAGACGATCACCGCCGCAGCGATGAAGGCGGCCTTGCCGGATTATGGCCGCTTCCCGGCACTGCGAGAGATGCACGAGCCTAGTGCCGCCGGGCGCGTGGTCGAGGCCGAGGTCGACGACCATGGCATCACCCAGATCTGCGCGCATGTCGTCGATCCGCTGGCGATCACCAAGGTGCGTGCGGGGGTCTATGCCGGCTTCTCGATCGGCGGGAAGGTGCTGAAACGCGATACCGCCGATCGCAGCGTGATCACCGCGCTGAAGCTGGTCGAGATCAGCCTGGTCGACAGCCCCTGCAACCCCGACGCCGTCATCAACATGTGGAAGGCCGATATGGATTATATTCCGAGTGGCGACGAGGTGGTCGCGAAGGCCCGCGAACTGGCCGAGGATGCGGGATCGCGGCGATACAAGGACTTCCTGTTCAAGGCGCGCGAACGGCTGATCGCCGCGGCGCTGGCGAGCGACCTGGGCAACGATGATGACGACGACCAGGACGAGGATCGCGAACCGGATGCGGGGGCCGCCCAAGCCGACGGTGACGGAGGTGCTCCCGCGGCGGATCCGGACGGCGGTAAGCCGGAAGACCAGGACAAGCAACCGCCCTCCAAGCCGGCGGCCGGCGAGCAGCCCCCTGCCCGGCCCAAGCCTGGTGAGCAGCCCGCCGCCAAGCCACAACCGAAGCCCAAATCGCCCGATCCGCAAGCCGACGCCGACGAAGACGATGCCGACGCGTCGCGCGATGGCGAAGCTGACGACGACGCACCGCCGCCGAAGCCCAAGCTGGCGTCGGATAGCAAGAATCAGGTGAAGCGTGTCGCGACCAGCGCCGATGCCGGCAACGACGCTGGTGATGCCGACACCGACGATGCCGGGGCCGCCCAAGCCGATGCCGATCGCATCCAGGCGGCACACGACCACCTCGTCGCGCTGGGCGCGCAATGCTCCAAGGAGAATTGCGGCGACGCGGGCCAGCCATCAGCGGATGGTGCCGAACGTCCCCGCGCGCAGGCTGCGCTGCGCGCTCCCGATCCCGGGGAGGAAACCGAGAAGCTTCGGCGCGGCGGCGCGCTGGGCGACGCCATGATGGCCGACCTCGCCAAACGCTTCGGCGACACAATCACGATGCTGAACGCGACGATCGGCGATCTGACCAAGCGCCTGGAGCAAGTCGAGGCCGTGCCGGCGGCGCCGAGGACCGCAGTCGGGCCGTTGCACGCGGTGAGCAAGGCCGAGGACGCCTCCCCCAATTCCGCCAACGGCGCGTCGGCGATCAGCGCGGATGACCTCAAGAAAGTGATCGACACCCTACCCGAGCAGGAGCGCGGCCAGTTCCTGCTGCGCATCGCTCTGTCCAACCCGACCCTGGTTCACGCGGCCCGCGCAGCCGCCTGACCCTGTCGCCCGCGCCGTCGCGCCTGGGCCTCACTCCTGCGCCTATCCAAAGGACGGATAGCAATGACCAACCTCACTCCCGACGAGATCAAGAAGTCGCTCGTCTCCAGCCTGTCGAACCCCGACGAGAATATTTCGCGCGCCATCATGCTGATGGCGGGCGGACGCCCCGACATGGTCGAAAAAGCCATTTCCACCGGCACCGGCCTGGTCGCCTATGACCTGCAAGCGCCGGCCAAGAACCTGTATCCGGTCAACACGCCGATCATCAAATCGCTGCCGCGCGTCGGCGGCGGGGGTGGCACCGCGACCAACTGGAAGTCGGTCACCGCGCTGACCGGGTCGGGCTTCGACAACACCCCCTGGGTGCCCGAGGGGCAGCGCGCCGGTCAGATGGCCTACACCACCGCCGACCGCGCGGCGCCGTACCGGACGCTGGGCGAGGAAGACCAGGCGACGTTCGAAGCGATCTCCGCCGGGCGCACGTTCGAGGACATCAAGGCGTCGATGACGCAGCGGCTGCTGCAGAAGACGATGCTGAAGGAAGAGGCCGGGGTGATCTTCGGCAACGCCTCGCTCGCGCTGGGCACGCCGAGCGCGCCGACCCTGAGCGCGGGCGGCACCGGATCGACCTTGCCGGGATCGGTGACTTATTCGGTGATCGTCGTCGCGCTGACGATGGAAGGCATGCGCAACAGCACACTGTCGAACGGTGTCGCGACGTCGAAGTCGGTGACCGGCGCCGACGGCAAGAGCTTCTCGATCAACGGCGGGTCGTCGATGAAATCGTCGGCCGCGAGCCAGGCGACGACCGCCGGCCAGGCGCTGTCGTGCAGCGTGCCGGCGATCCAGGGCGCGGCAGGCTATGCCTGGTTCGTCGGCACCGCGGGAAGCGAGAAGCTCGAGGCGATCAGCTCGACCAACAGCGTCGTGTTTGCCAAAACGCTTGCTGGTACGGGGCAGGCGGCGAGCGCGGTCAGCGCGGATTGCTCGACCAACTCGACCGCGTTCGACGGCTTGCTGACCACCGCGCTGAAGCCGGGGTCGGGCGCATACGTCAATTATCTCGCCACCGGCACGCCGGGCGCGGGCACGACCCTCACCTCTTCGGGCCAAGGGTCGGTGACCGAGATCGACGTGATGATGCAGTCGATGTGGGACAATTATCAATGCTCGGTCGACGTGCTCTACGTGAACAGCCAGGAGCAGCGGAACATCACCAAGAAGGTGCTCGCGTCGGGCACCGCGTCGCTGCTCAATTACTTCCAGGATCCGAAGGCGGGCGAAGTCGCGCTGACCGCCGGCGGCGTGGTCGAATATTATTACAACCCATACCTCAACAAGAAGATTCCGATCCGCCTGCACCCCAATGTGTCGGCAGGGACGATCCTGGGCTGGGCGGGCGACCTGCCGGTCCAATACCAGTCGAGCGAGGTGCCCAATGTCGCGGAGATGAAGGTGCGCCGCGACTATTATCAGATCGACTGGCCGATCACGACGCGCGCCGAAATGTCGGGCGTGTATGTCGAGGAGACGCTGGCGGTCTATGCACCGTTCGCGATGGGCGTGATCGCCAATATCGCCAACGGCTGATCGGTAATCGCTCCCCTCCCGTTTACGGGAGGGGTTGGGGGAGGGCTTGTTTCAGTCGTGATGGCGACATGCCCTCCCCTAACCCCTCCCGCTTGGCGGGAGGGGAACAAAGCCCACCTTGTTCCCGGGCTTTCCTGGCCCCGCCGCGACAACCGGCGGGGCCTTTTCGTTTCAGAGGAGATGCCGCTTGGCCGACAACCCTTCCACGCGCCGCACGCCGAAGGTGGCGATCGTCGACACCGTCGCGATGCGCCATGAGGACGGTGCCGGGTGCAGCTGGCGCGGACAGTCGTTTGCCTCTGATGCCAAGGGCATCGTGAGGGTTCCGGTCCTCGCGGCTGCCGAGTTGCTCGCGCACGGCTTCAGCTTCCTGGGCGCGTGACGTCATGGCAGCGGGCGATCTCACCAATCTGTCGGCGGTCAAACGCTGGCTCAACATTTCAAGCGACAATGACGACGCGCTACTGGGCGATCTGGTCACCCAGGTGTCGGCATTCGTCGAGAACACGATCCAGCGCACCGTCCTGACCGCAACGCATGTCGAGACCTATCGCGGCACCGGCGGATCGCGGTTTCTGCTGAGGAACTGGCCGGTCCAGTCGGTGACGTCGGTCGAATGGGGCGAAACGCGGATCGACACTGTGGTCGATGCGATCGGCAACGCTTCGGGGGTTGCGACCGACGGGCGCAGCGTGATCCTGGTCGGATCGCGCACGCCGTATGATCGGCCGGTACGCGTGACCTATGTCGCCGGATATGACGCGGTTCCTGCCGACTTGATGCTCGCGGTCACCGAACTGGTCGGTGAGGCTTATTCGGCACGCACACATATCGGCGAGACCAGCCATGCGAGTTCGGCAGCCACCACCGTCGCGTTCAGCCGCGAGGCGATGCACCAGGCAGTGCTCGCACGGCTCAACAATTACATGTTGGCGGCGCCGTTATGAGCGTGACGCTGGATGCCGAAGCGCTGAGCGCCGGACTCGATCGTCTGTCGTCGCAAGTGTCGGCGGCAGTCGGGGCCAGGGTGACGGCAGCGACCGCCGAACTGCAGCGGCATGTGATCGACGACAAGCTTCGCGGCCAGATGTTGAACGCGCGCACCGGTCGGCTGGCAAGCGCGGTCGAGCGCAGAGTCGAGGCCAAGGGCGACAGTATCGTCGGTACAGTATTCGTCAACGATAACGTACGTTACGCAGCTATCCTGGAACAGGGTGGCAGCACACCACCGCACGACATCGTGCCCGACAAGGCCAAGGCACTCGCCTTCGTGGCGGGTGGCAAGCATGTCTTCGCGCGGGTGGTCCACCATCCCGGATCCCGCTTTCCGGCGCGGCCCTATCTGGCAATCGCGTTGAGTGACGAGGCTGACGAGATCGCCGCGGCGCTGAAATTGGCGGCGATCAATGCCGCGCAGGAGGCGATCGGATGACCAGTCGCAACCAGGTGTTCGACACATTGCTGGCGCTGGGCGACGTGCGTTGGGGCAATGACGAAGGCTTTGTCGAGCGTTCGCGCCGCCTCAAGATGTGGGACAAGGCGCCCGTACCGGGACTATACCAGATCGAGGGTACCGAGACGGTTGTCTCGCTCGACGGGCAGCTCGACAAGCACAGCCTGCGCGCGAGCTGGATCATCTATCATCGCGGCGGCAAGGACCAGGCGGCGACCCCCGCCGAAACCAGCAACGCAATCCTCGACGCGATCGAGGCGGCGTTTCGCCCCGCGCTTCCCGGCGCGCGGCAGACGCTCGGCGGGCTCGCCTATCGCGCGTTCATCGACGGCACGATCCACAAGGACAATGGCGACCTGGACGGTCAGGCCATGCTGATCGTGCCGATCACCATCATCCTTCCCTGATCGCAATGGAGAAACCAATGGCACGATCACAATCCGCCGCGGCCGACACCGATCCCCCGACGCCGAAGGCGGACGGCGATACGGCCATCGCCCCTGCCCCAACAACGTCGCCTTTGCCGCCGCGCTTCACAGCGCCCGACCATGTCAGCGCGATTATCCTGTCGACCGGGCGCGAGATCGGCGTGGAAAATGGCGTGCTCACTGCGCCCACCGATCTGAGCGACGACGAACAGCGCCAGATCGCACGCGCGGGCTGCTCTCCCATCTAAGCTGCCAATTACTTTCAACTACGAACGCCAATGCCCGCTTCCTGCGGGCTTTTTTTTTGGAGAAATGGCATGGCCATGTACAATTTCGGTGCCGGGGTGCTGTGGGGCACGCCGACTTTCGACGCGACGGGAGCGGCGATCGCCAATCCCACGCCGCTGATGCTGGCGGTGACGCAGGAAGTCTCGATCGACATTCAGGGCGACATCAAGGAGCTATACGGTTCCAACCAGTTCCCGGTCGCGGTCGGCCGCGGCAAGATGAAGATCACCGGCAAGGCCAAATATGGCCAGTTCAACGGCGCGGTGATGAATAGCCTGTTCTTCGGCCAGACGGTGACGTCGAGCCTCTACAGCATCGTCAACGACGTGACCGGAGCGACGATTCCATCGACGCCGTTCACGATCACCCCAACCGTACCGGCCAGCGGCACCTGGGCGGGCGACCTGGGCGTGCGCGACTCCGCTGGCAATCCAATGACGCGCGTCGCCTCAGCTCCGACCGCGGGGCAATATAGCGTCACCGCCGGCGCATATCTGTTCGCAGCAGCCGATACCGGCAAGCTGGTCTTCATTAACTACAGTTACACCGCGACTTCCACGGTCGCGAAGACCTCGGTCGTACAGAACATCCAGATGGGTCAGGCACCCACCTTCCGCGCCGATTTCTTCAACCAGCTTGGCGGCAACGGGCTGGCATTGACCTTATTCGCCTGCGTCTCGAACAAGCTCGCCCTGCAGACCAAGGTCGATGACTTCATGATCCCGGAACTCGATTTTTCAGCATTCGCCGATCCGTCGGGTAACGTACTGAAATGGGGGTCGGCGCAGTAATATGGCCAAGATCCATATTCTTGGGCGCGATTTCGCGATCGCGCCCTATAAGCTCGGCGAACTACGCCGGGCCGCGCCGTTCATCGACAACATCCAACGCAAGACCGACGGCAGCGGATCGCTGTCCGATTTGATGGATTCCGCTGTCGACCTGCTCAACGTGCTATCGATCGGGCTGGCCAAGATCGATCCGGTGCTGACCGCCGACTATCTCGAGGCGAACGTGTCGATGGACGAGTTTGTCGGGCTGCAAACCGCTTTCCTGGACCTGAGCGAGGAATCGGGACTCAAGCGCAAGGGGGAAGCGATGGCTCCCACGGAAGCGGCGCCGGCGGGAGCCTCGAGCACGGACTTGCCGAGCTCGTCCACGATCTGATCACCGCTGGAATCGAGGGCGGGTCGAAGGCCGCGATCGAACGCGATTGGGGCCTGACCGATGTCGATGCCCAATATCAGAGCTGGCGACGTACCGGCCCGCCACTCAACATCGCCGCAGTCGCGATTGCGCGAGCGTTGGGAGTCGATCTGATTCCCAGCAAGGACCGTAGCTCGGCCGAGACGCGGGAACTCTCGCCGACGCAGCCGACGCTCTCACGGCTTTCCGCCGAGGTCGCGATGCCCGTCGCCGGCGGCGACACCGCGGCGGCATCACGCGCGATACTCCAGAGACTGAAGGACATGTCATGAGCGATACCGTCTCCATCCGGATCACGGCCGACACATCCGGAGTGGAGGCGGGCATCCAACAGGTCCGTGGCGATCTGGGCGAGTTGAAGAGCACAGTCCAGGCCGCCGCGGACAGCATGAGCGGAGGCTTTGCCGGGATGCGCGGCGCGGTAGAACGCAGTGCTCAGTCGATGGATGCGCTGACCGCCAGCATGCGCGGATTGAGGCCGCAGGAAATCGTCAGCGGCCTGAACGAAGTGACCGCCGCGCTGAGGCAC